CTACTCCCCTACCAACAAACCCGGATAGTCGGATATGATACCATCCACACCTACACTTTTCAACCGGCTGATCTCTTCGGCGCTGTTTGCCGTCCATGGTAAAACTTTAATATTCTTATCGTGGCAGCTTTTCACAAAAGCGGCATCAACAATTTTGCAATACGGACTGATGATGAAGGGCGTAAAGCCAAGCTCGGCCACATACTCGTCGGCGGTATGCTTTTCCATTACCAGGTAAGATGTGCGTACCTTCGGATACTTTTTGTTAATGATCTGTATGGTGCGTTTATCAAACGATTGTATCACCACCCATGGCGTTATCTTTTTCTTCTCTATCACCGCCATCAGCAAGCTAACAAATTCATCAGGCGCAGGATTGTACAAGCCATCGCCCTCGGCCGAACATTTGGTTTCGATATTATAAAACACCTGAGGCTTGTGCCTTACCTTACTATAGGTTTGTACCGAATCTATCAAATCGCTAAGCAGCGGCATATAGGCTTTCAGTTTCTTTTGCTGCGGGAAGTTACTACAAGGTTTGCTGCCCACATCGTACCGCTTCAGCTCGGTATAAGGCATTTTATAAAGGATAAGTTTTTTGGCATCATCGGGGCTTATCTCCTTGCTATCGGCAGTGAGGCTGAAAAGCGGGTTAATATATTCATCGTGCGAAAGAACCACCTGCCCGTCTCCGGTGATATGTGTATCCATTTCCAGCGTAGTTACACCCATGTCGATGGCGTTCTTCATGGCTGGTATAGTATTCTCGGGCATAATACCACGCCCGCCCCTATGCGCTTCGGTACTGAATTTTGGATAAGGCACTTCGGCATTAAATAACCCAAAGCCCGATAGCGCCACCAAGCCGGCAACTGCAGATATAAATAGTTTTGTGCGCATAGGAATATTTTAAATAACAAACGTAACAGTTCCAAGTCGGCAAAACGGCAGCAAAGCATTAACCTTTTATAACGTTAACATTAAGTTTAAAGCCCAGAGCATCAGAGAATCCCAAAATCAAGCGCATCAAGGTTCAGACAATCTGCACATCTGAAATCTGCACATCTATCCCCTCTCCTCATACGCTTTCATCCTCGCCTCCAGCCTTTCCACCCGGTTAAGCAGAATATTGTACTCGGTGCGCAGCATGCTTAGCTCGGTTACCAGTTTTACATCAGCACCCTTTACCTTTTTGGCACCTTTGCCGTTTATAAACCAATCGGCACTGTAGCCCAGCTTTTTGCAAACACCATCAATAATGCGTTGAGATACCGGCCTGTCGCCATTAATAACGCGGCTAACCGATGGCTGCGACATACCAATAGCCTTACTAAACGCACTTTGGTTGCCCCCGAACTCGTTCAGCAGTATATCGCGCAGGCGCTTGGCAATAGGTTCGATGCTGTTACTCATCAATTTTTTTCACCACGTTAAATATCTGTTCAATATCATCCAGGTAGAGGTCCTGGTCGGGGTATTTTATTTTATCAGGGTTAAGCGAGTGGATGGTGATGATACCCTTCTCCACATCGTGGCGGGTTATCTGCTTAATAAGGATGCCTTCGGTTTTATGTACAATTACCCAGGCCTCCCAGTTATGGGTATGCAGCTTATAGCGCCATTGTGTTTTGGGCAGTTCGCGCGCCACCACCTTTACGCCTTCAAAAATACTTTGGCGGAAAAACTCGGGCTCCAGGGTGGTCATGCTATCGCCGCGCACCTCAAAGGCCAGGTAATGCCCGCGGTGTTGTTTAGCAACTTCAATGGAAGTATAAGACAGGTCTTCGTAATATTCCTTATCCTGGAAACCATGTAAGTATCCTGCAAAAGCTTTATAAGGAATAATGGGTACACGCATGCGCAAGGTGCCATCGGGCAGTTCCTCAAAGCGGGTACCGTCGTTATCAAAATCACCCGGGTCGCCGGCCAAATGCAGCGGAAAAGCTTCCAAACGCGGCCCTTTGTGCTCATTTGTACCAAAAACCTCCTCAGTACTCGTTTCAAATACAGTAAGTATTTTATTTACAACCTCGCGACTAAGGTTGTTAGTTTTGAAATACTGATAAACCGTTTGCCGGGTAACCTGCAATTGCTGGGCAGCATTGGCTACAGCAATATCTTTCCTATCTAAAAATTCTTTAAACTTTTCTCCCTGATAATCAGCCATTTTAATACAAAATACTTACACAATCAATCAAAACTATTGACATTGTAAGTATTATACTTACATTTGTATATTAACAAACGCCAACAGCCACTTTACAAAAGTAAATATAATATAAACAAATGCAAAACAGCCAATTAACTCTACAAAAAACCGCACAATGCGGTGTAGCGCCGGGCATTGCCAAATTAATGGCGCTCCCAACCGCGCCCCGCCTGCCACCAAAAGCAAGCCCTAACCAACGCGCAGCTTACAACGGCTATTGGCTTGCCGTAACAGCACAATACCAAAACGTACTAAGCCTACAGCAATGGAAAGGTGATAACCAATGGCTGCCGGAGTATAAACCTTAGCGATGGGTTTCAAACCCATCGCTAAGGAAAGCCAACAATACCCCACCAATAAACCATTGAACTAATGAACGCACAAAGAACCAACCACGACCTGCTGATGCTGCTGGTATCGGTAAGATTCGATAAAAGCCGTATAGTAATTGCCGAGCACGAACTATCGGAAAACTTTTTGACCCTGTACCTCGAAGACAGGGAGGACTTTAAGCCGCACTTGGAAGATACGCTGCTGTACAAGTTACCAATAAGCTGCTTCGAAGCCATCATCAGTAACGAGGGGTTCAATAGTTACGAGGGAATAAAGCAAAGCCCATCGGGCAGATGCTACAACGGGCGGATCATCATTAACGAGCCTTTACTTTGGTGGGAACAAGATGCCACGCTATACCAGCAACAGGAGGTTTTGCATTTGGTATTGCAAAATGTATTGGCATCGGCAGGGCAAGGGCAGTTAGCTGAGGTAGCATAAGCCTCCCCACCGCCTCTGATAACAATTAACTAAACCCACAAAACCATGAAACTACTCCAAACCATCCTTTGCCTGCTCGGCGCCCACGACTGGCGCTTGCTGAAAGGCCAAAATAAACGCCAGTGCATACAATGCAACCTGCGCCACCGCCGCACCTTTTACGACTGCACTAAGTGGGAGAAGTATTGAAAACAGCCACCCTAACAATGACTCAATGACTTAATGACTCAATGACCCAACCTAAAAAAGAAACCCGCACCAAACGACAAATACAGGATGCCTTTTTGCGCAAACTGGAAGTTTGCGGCAACATTACCATGGCGGCTAAAACAGCAAAGGTAGACAGACGCAAAGTATACCAATGGCGCGAGGCGGATGCCAAGTTCCGCGCGGCATTTCTGCTTGCACAACAAATGGGTATTGATATGCTGGAAGATGAAGTACAGCGCCATACACGGCACCGACAAACCGGTTTACCACGGCGGCAAGCTTATAGGCAAAGTAAAGGACTACTCGGATACCCTCCTAATGTTCCTGCTAAAGGCCAAACGCCCCGAAACCTATAAAGACCGAGCCGACAGTGCACGGAAAGATAACGAACCAACGGATTATGACATAACCTTAAAGATTTGAAAAATAAACTGCTTACCGAATTATTCAACTCCAGAGAGTTTAACCGGTGTATTAAAAAAATGCGCCCCGAGTGGTTGCACGACGACCTTCGCGCCGAAGTAGCGCTCATCCTCTGCGAAATGCCCGAAGAAAAAATTATGGCTTTGCACCAACAGGGTGTGCTGCGGTTTTACGCTGTGCGCATTATCCTCAACCTGGCGCAAAGCAGTACAAGCCCCTTCTTCAAAAAGTTCCGGGCCAGCTGGGTAGAACTGGAGAATATAATAGAACCTGCATACATAGAGTATGACAAAGAAAAAGAGGCTATGCTAACCCAGGCAATTACGGAGATTGACAACCTTTACTGGTACGATAAAGAACTGCTGAAACTATACTTGAAACTGGGCAGCTACCGCGCTATGGAACAGGAAACCGGCATCCCCTTCGAAAGCATTTACAAAACTGTGCAACAGGCCTGCAAGGCGATACGGACGAAAGTGACAAGCTAAGCGATAAAAATTCCCTCCTCGGGGAGGGGTGCGGCTGGCAAGCGCGCAAAGGCAGGGAGGGGTTAGCCACTACACCCCTCAACATTACATAGGCCCAAACCCACCAATGAACTAATGACACTAATGAACAAACACGAAGTTATCCTCACCGCCCTTGCCTGTGCCTTTAGCTGGCTGCAGGTAAACCGCATCAACTATCGCCCCTTCAATTGCCTCATGTGCATGAGCGGCTGGTGCGCCCTCATCATAGCTGCATTTGCCGGCTACGGCTTGTACGCGCTACTATTCTTCCCCCTTGGCATTTTTGCAGGTGCCATGCTCGAGGGAGTAATTATGAAATATTTATAAAACTATGCGCAAACGCATAAAAGTAATTAAACACAACATGGATATACTTGGCTTAGTGGGCAAAGATAGCGGCCCCGGTTTCCACAGGGTACTAATGCCCTTATTAATGATGCCCGGACTGAACACGCGCATCACCAATTTTGCCGACGAGGCTGAACTGGCAAAAGGCTACCACACCGTTTACTACAACCGGCATGTTGACGATAGCGTGGTAAACCTCTGCATCAAAAAAGGGCTAAAAATTGCCGTAGATGTTGACGACCATTGGCATTTGCCTCCATCGCACATCGCCTACCACGATTACCGCCGAAACAGTTTTGCGGCTATACAAAAGCGCCATATACAGCAGGCAGATGTGGTAACCACCACTCACGAACGATTAGCGGAGCAAATTTACCCCTTCAACAAAAACGTAGTGGTACTGCCAAACGCTATCCCTCATCATACCGAATACTTCCCGGTATGCCACACCCCTGGCGAACGCATACGCTTGTTTTGGCAAGGTAGCATTACCCACCAGGCCGATATGCGCCTGCTTGCACCTGCCATTAAAGGCATACAACACCATGCGGAACTAAACCGCCAACTCATGATGGTGCTTTGCGGCTACACCAAACACCCGGCTTGGGATGCTATGGTGAGCACTTATACCAACGGACTTAAACTAAAAGGCGCCATTATGCCCGCTGCCAGCCCGTTCGAATATTACCGCAACTATGGTTTAGCCGATATTTGCCTGGCTCCGCTGGCAAAAAACGCTTTCAATAGTTTCAAAAGCAACCTGAAGGTATTAGAAGCCGCGCACTCGGCCCTGCCTGTAATAACAAGCAAGGTACACCCATACCTCGGCTTGCCGGTGCTTTATGCCAACAAGCCGACCGATTGGTTAACCCATATCCGCGCTTTAGTAAACGATGAAGCCATGCGCAAAGAGCTTGGGCAACATTTACAGGCGCATTGCGCGCAGCATTACGACTTCGATACTATTAATCAACAACGCAGGGAGGCATTAGTATGAACCCGGCCAGCATACAATTTCTTGATGAGCACCGCCACATCTACACCACATTGATGGCGGCGGGCATCATCAAACACCTTGATATGGCAACCCGCCAGCGAATGGTTGATATTATCAGACTCGAATTCGCTCCCAACTATATCAGCACCCTATGGTGCCAGCCTTGCGTTATCGATTTGGTGAAGTTCGCCTATGCGCAATACGATAAATGGCTGGCGGAGAACACAGGCGATGATGCACAGTAACACGCGAAGCTACCATCAACTATCAACCATCATCTATTATCTAAAAATGCCGAAGATAAACTACATCCGCCCCTTCCTCTATCCTTACCAGTTAGAGATACTTAACAGCCCCGCGCGTTACACTTGTACCGAGGCAAGTACCAAGGTGGGCAAAACCGCCAGCCATATTGTTTGGCTTTTTGAGGAAGCCCTAAAATGCAAGTCCAACCAGTCGGTATGGTGGGTGGCCCCTACCGTGGTACAGGCCAAAATAGCGTTCGACCGTATGAAGGCGCAAATAAACAACCGCAGCTTCTTCAACTCCAACGAAACCAACCGCTGTATCACCTTAAGCACCGGGGGAAAAATAGAGTTTAAAACGGGCGAGGAACCCGACAACCTCTACGGCGACGATGTTTACGCCTGCGTTATGGATGAGGCCAGCCGCTGCCGCGAGGAGGCCTGGTACGCGCTGCGCAGTACACTAACCGCTACTGCCGGCAAATGCAAATTTATAGGCAACGTAAAAGGGAAGAAAAACTGGTATTACAAGCTATGCCAAAAAGCCAAACAAGGCGGCGATGCTAATTATGCCTACTTCCGCATTACCGCTTATGATGCCGCGGCCGCAGGGCTTGTAACCAAAGATGGCCGCCCCTTCTTGAACGAAATTGAGGAAGCTAAAAAAGACCTGCCCGAAGCTGTATTTAAAGAACTTTACCTGGCCGAAGTTTCCGAAGATGGCAGCAACCCTTTCGGCATTGGGCACATAGCCCGTTGTATTGCGCCACTAAGCAATAACCCACCGGTTTGCTTTGGTATCGATCTGGCAAAAAAGCACGACTACTTCGTCATCATCGGGCTCGACAAGTTTGGGCAGGTTTGCCATTTTACGCGCCAAACCAAAACTACCTGGATGCATGTTACCCAAACCATCCTCAACCTGCCCTACGCACCCATGGCCATTGATAGTACCGGCGTGGGCGACCCAATAGCCGAGCACATTGCCGAGAAGCGTAGCGATGTTACCTCGTTTATTTTCACATCGCGCAGCAAACAACAAATAATGGAAGGCCTGGCCTACGCCGTGCAAAGCCGCGAAATTGCCTTCCCCGAAGGGGCAATAAAAGATGAAATGGAGAATTTCGAGTTCGAATATACCCGCACGGGCGTGCTATACTCGGCCCCCGCCGGCCTGCACGACGACTGCGTATGCAGCCTGGCCCTTGCCCGTCATATTTGGAAAAACAGCCTCGCCCATGGGCAAATAAGTGTGTGGTAATTGGCCGCAAAAGTAATTTATTCGCCAACAGCGCCTGCGTTTGAATACTTAATTGCATGGCAGAAACCGTAATAGCCGCAACGCTGGAGCTTGATTCCAGCCAGGCCAGCAAGAGCATTAAACAATTAAAAACCGAGATCAATGAAGCATCTGAAGAACTCAAAAAGCTAAAACAAGCCTTTGGCGATACAAGCGAACAGGCCACCAAAGCTGCGGAGAAGATAACCGAGCTGGAGAGTAGTATAAAAACCACAAGCGACAGCGCAACGGATGCCAACCCAAAAAAAACGTTCGACGATTTTGCAGAATCGGTTAAAACAACTGTCGCCGGCGTTAGGGCCTTAAATGATACCCTGCAACTGGTAGGTTTAGGGAGCAAAGATGTAGAAGACGCCCTGAAAAAAGTAGAGGGGGCAATGTCCTTCGCCGATAAAATAAGGGGTAATATCCAAAGCTTTATGGCGCTTAAAACCGTTGCCGTTGATGCGTTCAAAAGCATCAATGTGGCCATTAGCAGTACGGGCGTAGGCGCATTGCTGCTTGGATTGGCCGCAGTAGTGGCCTATTGGGATAAAATAAAAGGTGCAATAAGCGGCGTTAGTGCCGAGCAAAAGGCCAACTTGGCCGCCGCTACTGAAAATGCCGACCAGGAAAAAGAAAAGCTTGCTCATATTAACGATCAGGACAATATCCTGAAATCGCAGGGTAAATCGGAAAAGGATATCCTCCAAATAAAATCTAACCAGGTTAAGAAAACTATTGAGGCATCTGAGGCGCAACTTAATGCGCAAAAAATTGCCGACAAAGCCGCTATTAAAACGGCAGAACGCAACCGTAATTTGCTAACCATGCTCATGCAATTATCTTCGGCGCCCTTAGAGGCGCTTACAATGGGGATAGACGCTATTGGCAAAGCGCTCGGCAAAGACTTTGGGCTGAATGACATGCTGAACAAGGGACTAAAGTCGGTTGCCTCGCTGGTGTTTGATCCGGAAGGCATGCAGGAAGAGGCCGATAAGTCGTACAAAGCACAGGAAGACGGTCTTTTAAAGTTAAAGAATCAGAAAGCGGGTTATGATAATGGAATAGCCGAGCAGCAAAAACGCGAAAAACAAAAACTAAATGCTTTTGAGAAAGAATTGCGTGGTATAAAAAACGAGGGTGAGGAGGCGAGGTTAGCAGATGCAAAAGAGCTGGCAAAAAAGCAGCTCGAACACCAATACATTAACCAGCAGAAAGAAATAACGCAAAGCGAAAAAACACAAGAGCAAAAAAACACTTTACTGCTTGAGGCCGAAAAAACATTCCATGCCAAGCTGGATAAGTTAGATAAAGAACAAAATGACGCAAAAGCCGCAAGGGAAAAAACGGCACTGGACCAGCTTGCCAAAATGCGTGAGGATAACGATATTGAGGCCATTGCCAATAAGCAAAAGCACGACGAAGCCAGGATACAAGCCGATTACGAGGCACAGGAACGAGAAATAAAAGGCCAGGACATAAGCAACCAAACAAAAGACCAATTGCTTACCGAAGCGCTTAGAAAACGCGACAGGCTTTTAAAACAAAACAATGCAGAGAACGCTACTGTCCGAATTGAAGAGCTTAAAAGCCAAGCTAACGACGAAACATTGAGCCATGATGAGCGATTGGCCGCAATAGAGGAATGGCATACTAAAATAATCAACAATACAACGATAACCGAGCAGGACAGAAAAAAGATATTACAGGAAAATGTTGATGCAAGGAAAGCCATTGACGAGGCCGAATTAGCCCACAAAAAAGAAATGGCCGATAACCTGTTTAAACTTAACGACCTGGCAGTTGAATTTGCAGGTAAAAACACGCTTGCAGGTAAAGTGCTTGCCGTAACCGCAGCAACTATAAGCACTTATCTGAGCGCCCAAAAGGCTTATGAATCGCAATTAATCGCTTTCGACCCATCATCAGTTATCAGAGCAACTATTGCTGCGGCAGTTGCCGTTGCATCGGGCTTGGCCAACATCAAAAAAATTGTGGCTGTGCAAGTACCCGGTGCGCCGGGTGGTTCTGCACCTTCGGTAGCGGCGGGTGCGCCAGCCCCCATAGTGCCCAAGCCACAAGCTGTAAATACGCAATTGCCGCAAGACCAAATAAACCAAATAGGCAACGCAACTGTACGAGCCTACGTGCTTGAACAGGATATAGACAAGGATAGCTCACGCACCACCCGGCTTAACCGGGCAGCAAGGCTGGGTGGTTAAAAATCGTCTGCTGCTTTGGCTTTACCCGCCATCGTATTCTTCAGGTCATCTATAAGGATATCTATTACCCGCATTTCGGGGATGGCTGTTTTATTAAAAAAGGCGCTGTAAGTACCATCTTCTTTTATGTTCCCTTTAATGCCCATAGCGGCGTCAAGCGAAAATGGTTTTACCTTGCCGGTAATAACGGTAAAGTCGGTAATAATAAACCTGTATTTATTATCCTTTACGGTAATATCTATACTGTAACCCAGCATATGATCGTATGGCCTACTCTCAGTATTAATTTGGCTTACACCCTGTACAACCACCTTGCCGCTCGCCTTGTCCTCCAGCTGTATAACATCTTTTGCCGACTTGAAAGTTTTTACGGCCCAAAGCTTTGCATTGCTAAATAACTGGTCTTTGGTAAGGCCGTCGGCAAGTACAACTTCTTTATAGGTTACTTTTTGTGTAGCACTATCAATAGGAAATTTTTGTGAATAGGCAATTGCGGGAAGTAATAAGGCAAATAGACAGATTAATTGTTTCATCGGTTTAGTGTTTTCTTCTCAGATAAAGCTAACATCGAAAGGTTTAATTAAACGCTTAAAAACTGTAGCATTTGTTGGCCTCCCCGTGTTAATACAACGATGCTAAAGATATAAAAAACACCTTAGTAAATGTACGCCGCCATTTATTTTCTGCAGTTCTGCGAAGCGGCTATTGTCAACAAAAAATAAAAAAGCATCCAACAGCGCATTAGCTTTTATACTTATTTATATGAAAATATCTTGGAACTCTATCTCCGTTGCACAATTTCAGGAAATACATGCCATGGCCATAGCGCCCGAAATTGACGAACTGAGCCGCCTAACCCGCCTTATTTGTGTGGTACACAACCTTACCGAGCAACAGGTGGATGAACTAACTGTAACACAGTTTAACGCCCTGGCTAATGATTGCCGTTTTTTGCTATCGGCACAAATACCCGGCAAACCGGTTAAAAGTTTTATGGTGGGTACGCGTAAATACAGTGTAAACTACACTCCATCTAAACTTAAGCACCGGCAATATGTAGAGATAAGCCACTTTGCTAATGATCCTATAGCTAACCTGCATTACATACTTGCATCAATAGTGCAGCCCGTAAAATGGGGCTTTAAGCAAGCCAACAAAGCATCCCGGCACCAACAAATAGCACAGGACATGCTTAATGCGCCTATTACCGTGTTGTACCACACCTGTATTTTTTTTTGCAAGCTCTACAAAAGTTTAATAGAAGCTATGCGGGCCTCTTTGGTAGCGGAGATGATGGAAGTGGGCAAGAGCCGCAAGCAAGCGGAAGAACTGGTAACAATTTTCTCGGCCGTTATGGATGGATCTATTCAACCAAACAAGTGGCCGAATTTGAAGGCATCAGCTTAGATGCGGCCTACGAATTACCCATTATACAAGTTTTGAACGGGCTGGCATACTTAAAGGCCAAAGCCGTTTATGATACCGAACTAAACAAAAGATGGCAGCAATAAACGATACACTATCGGCGAAAGCTATTTTGAAGCAGGTTGTAAAACAGGTGAGAATAGCCTGGGTGGCAAAACGTGCGGGCAATTCGGCCTTTCAACCAACAGCGTGTGTTACAACCCTGGCCAATTGTGCTGAAGACTTTGCCACTATGGCGGCAGAAAGCTTTAAAAGCCGCGGGCACCCTGCCACCAGCAAATTGTACAAATCGTTTAAGGCCAAAGGCCCTTACCGCTCGGGCAGCAAAGTTACCATGCAAGTTATGGCCTTAGATTATTACAAGTTTGTAAACCAGGGCTCGAAAGCGCCGCTCAGGGCAAAGATTGGGAAAAAGATATTAGGCAATACCAAAGCCGGCCGCTTGTACTCGCTGGCAAGCAAAAAGCGAGGCAAAAATAGCGAGGGTTTTTTTGACGAAGTGGTTGCCATAGGCGGTGCTTATACTGCCGATAGCCTGCAAGAAGCCTTCGTACAGGACATCATTAATTCATTAGAGCAATTTTAACCCAATGGCTATAGAAATAAAAACAACGCCCGGCAGCTACTGCAGCGCGCACGAGGATTTGATATTTGTGGTATATGAAGCTACCAAGGCTACTAACCCCGGCACTTATACCGATTATAAATACGTAGCCAATATATATGTTGGTGCCGAAAGGGTTGCCACCATAAAACGCGTACCACGGCCTGATAATAAAATGGGCGTTTTTAATATAGGCAATATTGTGCGCAACTACGTGTCGGCAGTGTTTAACCCCGAGCCGCTGGCTTTGCGGCCGCAGCAATTAGGCTTAAACGAATTTTATGTGGATGTTACCGTAAAATTTGGAGAGGAATATGGATACTCCCTTTACGAAAACCTGGTTGCCGATAGCCAGCGCAGGTACTATAACCACTACAATGGGCGCATGCCGGGCCAACAGACAGTTTTGGGCGGCTATGCTGATAAGGTAATAAGCAAAAGGCCATACGCAACACCGGTGCAAACTGATGATACCTTTTGCTTTCTGCCCTATTTCCCAACATCGGGCGGGGCAATAAACCTGCTCGTAAAAAGCTATACCGAAACAGGTAATATCCTCAACACTATATCCACTACGTTTACACCTGCTGCATATACTTTACAACTGATCAATATAGCGCCGGCAGTACTTTCAAATTATGCAACTGGCTTTTTGGATGGGGCAGCCTACTACACTGTAAAAATAAACAATAGCGAGTACCGGCTTAACCTGGTGTGCGAAACTCGCTATACCAATTACGCTATCCATTTCCTTAATAAATTTGGCGGTTTCGAAAGCCGGAACTTTAACAAACTAAGCCGTAAAAATATCGCCATTACAAAAACAGGGTACGGGCGGCTCTCCTACGATATCGGAACCGATGGGAGTGTGAACTATTACAATGCCAACGGCGTATATAACCAAACCAATTCGGTATACGCAAGCCAATTTACCGAGAAGCTAACACTCAACTCAGACATACTTACCGACGAGGAATATACCTGGCTGGCTCAATTAGTAGCATCGCCAATGGTTTACCTGCAACAGGGCGAATACTTTTTACCCTGCACCATCAGCGATAATAATTACGAATTACGGCAAACCCTTAACGATAAGCTCACTAACCTAACCCTCAATATCGAGTTTGGCGAAACCTTTAATACACAGTACCGATAGGCATGAAAACCGAGATATTTTTAGAGAATGAACAGCTGGATATCAGTGTCGACCTATCTGCCTTATTAACTATATCCATAGACGATGTGCGCGATTTCAGCAGCCGGCAAACATCGTTCAGTAAAACCATCGTACTACCGGGCACGGCAAAAAACAACCGCATATTCGGGCATATATATGATATTGGTCAGGCCAATGTTTATGATGAAACCAAGCCTAACTTCGGTTACAATTTCAACGCATCCAAAAGTGCCGCCTGTATCATCTTTCAGGATAATATACAAACCTTTAGGGGCGTACTGCGCATATTGCAGATCAATATCGTTAACGGAAGAATAGAGTATGAGGTTAGCGTATTTGGTGATCTTTTTTTATTGAATGCCCAATTAAGCAGCAAACTACTGCAAGACCTGGATCTTAGTGAATACGACCATACTCTTAGCCTCGCCGGCATAATAAACAGTTGGGATAACACCTCCGGCAGTGGTTACTTTTACCCGCTCATCGATCATGGTAACTACTCTGCAGATAAGCACAGTTGGGATTACAGGACGTTCCGCCCGGCTATATACGTAAAAGAATACCTGGATAAAATGTTCGGAAACGCAGGTTTCAGGTATCGATCAGTTTTTTTTAATTCAACAAGATTTGCAAAACTCGTTATTCCGTACAACAGAAAAACGCTCACAAGAACCGCTGCCGGCAGTACGGAATTGTCAAATATAAGTACACCTTCCCGGTTGAGTTCAAGCCCGAATGATATCTCTTGGGCCACTATAACGGGGAGCGGCTTTACATTTAACACCAACAGGAACATTTTTACGTTTGCGGGCTCCGCCACAACAAATGTTGATATAATTGTTGGCGTTAACGGTACCTGGAGCAGTGGAGGAACACACAGCGGGCAACTGCGGCTTTATAAAAATGGTTCGTTGGTAGCTTCTCAAAGCGGCACTTCTACCTCTTTTTTTAGTGTTGGATCATCGGTTTCAACATCTGTAAACCCAGGCGATACATTGAATTACCAATTTTACGCCGATACATCGTTTACATTTTCAAGCGGGCAGGTTGCTGTAGCCACATCAGTGGGATCAACAGCGCAAATACCTATACTGATAGGCGACCCTGTGCCAATGAATGAAATGATACCAAAAAACATTCGGCAGATAGACTTCCTTGTTTCGATCGTCAAGTTGTTCAACCTGTATGTGTACGAGGATAAATTTGATAGCAGGCTCATTTGCATTACGCCATATGTAGATTTTTTTGGCACCGACAACTCAGAATCGGTAGACTGGACTTATAAACTGAACCGTGACGCGAACATTCAGTTGAAACCGATGAGCGAACTTAATGCTAAGCTTTATAAGTTTCAGTACAAAAGCGATTCTGACTATTATAATGATCTTTATAATAAGCGTTATGGCCAATCATATGGTAGCTACATTTTTAATTCTCAGTACGAGTTTGCAGATCAAACCAAAAGCTTTGAACTGATATTTGCGCCCACACCGCTGGTTGGTTATAATGGCGAGGATAAAGTGTATAGTACCATTTTGAAACAAACAGGCACTAAGCAAGCAGAGGCATCGTCAATAGAAGAGGAACAAATTGATAGCGTTGTAAGAATATTGCAGGCAAAAAAAATAACAGACGTTGCATCCTGGGCGATCAAAGACGGGGCAACTACATTGACATCGCCAACGGATTATGGATATGCCGGGCACCTGGATGACCCGGACGCGCCAACGAATGACCTTAACTTTGGGGCACTGGAAGAATTATTCTTTGTCTTAGCAAGCGGCACGCTCAGCAATACACAGTTTAACCTGTACTGGAGCAGCTATATGGCCGAAATAACCGATAAAGACGGCAAACTGCTTACCGCCAGTTTTTACCTTACTCCTGCCGATATATACAACCTCGATCTCTCTAAGTACATCAACATTGATGGCGTGCTATTTCGCCTAAATAAAATAAGCGACTATAACCTGAGTACCCCCGGCGAATGCCAGGTGGAGCTATTGAAGGTTAATTACACGCTGTATTAAGCCTCGGCAAAAGAAATTTTCACTTTTTACTCCCCAAAAGCGAAACACCCCCATCCTTTTTATACTTAATTACATGAACCTCAAAATTTATAAATGTTGCATCGATGACACCTTCGACTCGGAACTCGAGGTAAGCTTCGTAGCCCTGGTAGACCGCCCCGCTATCGAAAAAAACTTCCTGGCTTTTGCCGAAAAAGCAAGATTTGCGGTAAATGAAGACAAGCGTATTATATCCGGGCCGGCTATGCTGGCAGATATACCAATTTACCGTAAGGACGATGCGCTGGGCGAATACTACGTGCAGTTCGATAGAGAAACCATTACGGCTATTGTACAAAAGTTTTTTAAAAAGGGCTTCATCCAAAACTTCAACCTTTTTCATAACCCCGGCCGGCAGCTTAGCGGCGTAACCATTTTCGAAAGCTTTATTACGGACAGCAACCGTGGCATTATGCCCATGAAAGGCTTTGAAGGCAGCGCCGATGGCAGCTGGTTCATATCCGCAAAAGTGGATGATGATGATACCTGGGCACGCATCAAATCGGGCGAACTAAGAGGCTTTTCGGTAGAAGGTATATTCCAATATGTGAAAATGAACGCAAATGACATAAAACGCAGCCCCGAACAAACCCTGGAAATAATTATGAAACTTTTAAACGAAACACAGGCAACAAATTAATACTTAACCAAAACAACACGCATGAACAAAGCGGCAACCATTCTCGAAAGAATAAGACAGGCGTTGAAATTTGACGACCCGGCGCAAACGCCCGCCGAACACACCCTGCCCGATGGCACTATTATAACCGTAAGCCAAATAGCAATAGGTGGCACAGTAGCCATCGACGGCAAACCTGCCCCCGCCGGCGACTACACGCTGGAAGATGAAACGATGCTCATAGTAGACAAAGCAGGCACAATTACCAAGGTAAAAGCACCCAAGGCGATGGCTAAGGACCACCAACTTGCTGATGGCACCGTGCTAACTGTTGATAAACCGGAAGTAGGCGGTAAAGCAACTGTAAAAGGCAGCCCCGCACCGGCAGGCGATTACACCCTGCCTGATGGAACAGTAATTACAGTAGGCGCCGCCGGCCTGATAACCAAAGTGGTATCAGGCAAAGTAAAAGGCAAAACACCTGCACCAAAAACACCGGAACAGTTACGCGCAGCGATGAAAAGGTTTGAGGGCGACGACGATGAAGGTGCATTAGTCAGCGCGTTAGCCGATATAAGGCTTTGCAAAGAGAGCTTTACCGCACAGCAGCAGCAATTACAGGCACTGAAAATACAATTGGCAAAACAGCAGCACATTAACCAGGAACTTGTTGCCCTGTTTACCGAATTTGCCAAACTACCAGGCGGCGAGCTTCCCGAACAAAAAAAGGTTTTCAGCTTCCAGCGTGCCGACTCGAAGAAAACTAAGCTCGATAAATACATCGACGCAGCAGAACGAATTAAAGAACAACAAGCATAAACAAACATCAATAAAATGGCATACGACGTATCCGCACTAAACAACTACACTATCGAAAACGCAGAACTATTGGTACTGCGATCGCTGTTCAGCTCAAAAACGATGAAGCTGATACAGGCAGAAGGCACCGTGATGACGGGCGTAAAAACCTCTGAACAGATAGAAATTATGGAAACCGACGCTATTTTTCAGCAAGGCGGCACCTGCGGTTTCAACTCATCGGGCAACACGCGTTTTACCCAACGCGAGGTTAAAGTGGGCAAAATAAAAGTGAACGAAAGCCTTTGCCCTAAAACGCTCGAAAGCAAATACACTCAAAAAGCCCTGCAAAAAGGCAGCCGCTACGATGCGATACCTTTTGAACAGGACTACACCGACCGCAAAGCCGGTAAAATTGCCGAGCAACTGGAAACAGCCGTTTGGCAGGGTGATACAACCAGCCCTAATGTAAACCTGAACAAATTCGACGGACTGATAAAACTGAACGATGCATCGGGGCAAAACATCAACGCAAACCAGGCGCAGTACATTGCCGGCGGTGCTATCAGCGCGGCCACAGGCATCACCATCGACAACGTTCGCAAAATTGTAGGCAGCCAATGGCTGGCATTACCTGCCGCCCTGCAAGGCAAAGCCGACCTGCGCATATTCTGCGGCTGGGATACCTTCTCAAAATTCATCTCTGCTTATACCGACCAAAACCTGTTCAACTTTGCACCTAAAGGTTCGGAACTGAGTGCCGAGAACGACGAAATTGTGATACCGGGCACCAGCTACCGCCTATCGGCAGTACATGGCTTAGATGGCACCAACAGGTTATTCACCATGCGCACCAGCAACCTTTACCTGGCAACCGACCTGGAGAACGAGGAGGAGAAATGGGAAATATTCTTTGCCAAGGAGGCCGACGAGGTACGTTTTGTGGCCGAATTTAAAGATGGCGTGAACGTAGCCTTCCCTGATGAAGTGGTAACCTTCAAGCTCACAGCCTAAAACTATGCGTAAAAGCATAAAATTAATAACCATTGCCCGGGCGAACGGGTTCATTTAAAAACAACAAAATATGTCTTGCGCATTAACACAAGGTTTTAATTTAGATTGCCGCGACGCTGTAGGCGGCATAAAAGAAATTTACATTATCGAGATAGGCAACGTAAGCACTGTTACCGAGGCAAGCGGCATAGTTTCCGCTATCACCAAAGCACCCGGAAAACGTTTCTGGAAATACAGCCTCATCCGCGAAACCTCGAACTTCAGCGAAACACTTACCGTTAGCGAAGCCAACGGCACCACATTTGCCGCCCAAACCGGCGAGATAATCCTAAACAAACGCCAGGCATCGGTACGTAATGAGCTAATGTTGCTTGCCAAAGGTAATGTTGCCATAGTTGCCGTAGATAATACCGGCAGCGGTTGGCTTTACGGCCGCGAGTATGGTATGATGGTAAACAATGCCGTAGCTGCTACCGGCACTGCCTGGGGCGACCGCAATGGGTATACCGTACCATTCTCTGGTAACGAGAAAGAACTTGCGCCACAGGTACCAGCCAACGTAATACTTACCCTGGAAACTCCGGGCGCTTAACTACTCTCAATAACACCCTTCAAGTTTTTTACCTGAAGGGTGTTATTTCCCGGAAACACTCACCCGCTTTTTATACTTAACTATATGCTGGAGCTAACCGCCGGGCAACAAAGCGAAAAAATAATAGTCACCCTCACCGAACTAACAACGCTTGAAGCCCCTCACTACCTATTCGTTTTCACCCACGTTGCCACAAAACAAGTTGTAGCCGTGGTAATGGGAGCCGACGAAAGTCCCTACCCCGACCGTTACAATCAGTTCGACATTAATACAGCAACTTACTTTGCCGGGATGCCGGTTGGCGAATGGCATTACACCGCGTATCAGCAGGATAACCCCACAAATACCAACCCCGCATTTACTGCCGGCGAAGTTGAATTTGGCAAAATGCGATTGAGCAGCGAAACCGATTTTGAATTTACCCAATACCACCAACCGGCAACCTACAAGGCATACAATGGATAAACAACACGATACTTATAATTTGCCCGAACTGATGTTTGTGAAGTTTGCAGACGCAGCGGTGCCCGAATTTAAGGAAGTAAGGAATAAAGATTTCATACTTTTCGGCAAGGATAACCTATATCCCGAATACCTGCTGTGGCTCTATAACAAATCGGCTAAGCATGGTGCTATCATCAACAGCAAAGCGAAATACATAGCAGGTGGCGGCTTTAAAAGCCGCTCGAGCAAAGAGGGCTTTCAACTCCCCGCGATCAACAACCTTGGCGAAACCTGGGACGATGTAGCTAAAAAGGCAATCAAGGATGTGGAGATATTCGGCGGAGCCCGTTTACTCATTGCCTGGGACCAAGTTGGGCGCATCGGCGAAATTCTGCACCTCCCCTTCCACAAAGTAAGACGGGGTAAAGAAAGCGGCTTTCTCTTCAAAGATGATTGGAAAACCCGCGGCGATGCAATTGCTTACCCTGAGTTTGATGTGAATCAAAGAAAAGGCTTGCAACTATTTGCCTACGATGAATACCGCCCCGGTACCGATGTTTACCCGCTCCCCGAGTATTTGCCATGCAATAATTATATCGAAACCGATATCGAGATAAGCAAGTTCCATCTCTCCGCCATCAAAAATGGTATGATGCCGAGCAAAGCTATCGAGTTTTTCAACGGCGACCCTACCGATGAAAAAAAGCGCGAGATAGAGCAGCGAATGACGAAGAAGTTCTCGGGTGCCGAAAATGCAGGCAAATTCCTGCTGTTCTTCAATTCATCAAAAGAAAAGTCGATCAACATAACCGACCTTTCTGCAAGTGAATTAGACAAACAGTTCGACCTACTGAACAAAACATGCGAGCAGGAAATATTCACCGGGCACCAGGTGGTTAGCCCTATGCTGTTCGGCATAAAAACGCAGGGGCAATTAGGCGGCACCAGCGAATTAACGGCAGCTTACCAAATATTCATTAACACCTACGCCAAACCCAAGCAGGCAGATTGGGAGCGCATAGCCAATTATTTCAGCGCATTTAACGGGCAAATCGCCGACCTCTACATTGAGCAATTAGATCCTGTAGGCATACAAATAGCTATCGATAGCGTAGTAAGCCTGCTGCCAAAAGAGTTCATTTTCGAAAAATTGAACGTGCCAAAAGAATACTGGAACCTACCCGCAACTAACACGAAGGAGGCTGTAGCATGAGCTTGAACATATTACTGGTAAGTGATACAATGATAAAAGACCGTACGGCCATACACGGCAAAATCGACCCTAAATTGCTTTACCCGGATATAAAAATAGCACAGGATATGTATATCCATCCCTTGCTCGGGAGCGCTTTGTATACTAAGTTGCAGTCGCTCATTAGCACCAATACCATAGCCGGCGCATATAAAACCCTGCTGGACGATTTTGTTGCCGATTGCCTTGTCTATTACACGCTTACCGATCTGCCTACCACTATTTCCTACCAGTTTTGGAACAAGGGTGTAGTCAGAAAACTTGGCGAAAACACCGACTTGCCCAGCATGAGCGAATTGGTAGACCTGGCAAACAAATACAAAAATCGCGCTGAATTTTATGCCAACAGATTAAGGCTTTATCTAAGGCAAAACGCGGCAGAATACTTTCCGGAATATATAAACCCGGGAAACGGTATCGACACTATTGTACCCGACGGGCGAAGTTATAGTTGTCCTGTTTATCTGGGTAATGAGGATGTTAAAAAAGACAGGGGCTACGAAAGCTGGTACCAGGGCGATAAACCAAATTGTTGAATATGCCAAAGAAAACCACCCAACGCAACGAACAAAAACTGAAAACATACCTAAAGCAGCATGACGCTAAACCAGATAATACAACGAATAAAAACCATAGCGCTGCGGCAAGGGCAGGTAAAGAGTTTCTTTTACGGTAGTGTAACCGATTTCGCGCTCAGCCATGATACCGCCTATGCGGCCTGTTTCTTGCAGGATAATGGAGGCAATATCGACCCTGATGGTAAAACGCTCAGCTTCAATTTCAAGCTATTCCTGTTAGACCTTGTACATGTTGCCGACGAAGCTAAGCTGAACGAGCTAGATGTGCAAAGTGATATGGTGACAGCGGCACAAGACATCATTGCCGAAATAGCCCATAGCAGCTACAGCGACTGGAAACCATCTTCAGCAAATAACATCACACTCGTAACCGAAGAACTGGATGATATGCTGGCGGGTGTGGTTGTTGATATTACGGTAACTACGCCATATGTGAAAGATGTTTGTGCCGTACCGGGATTGGCGCAACCTGTTTACGCCCTAGTAGAATGGGATTATTTCAATACAGATCCTTACGCAACCATTGCCACAGAGGAGTTCAGGTTCAGTCGGCAGTTGCCTATCGGTTTGCCGTCCTACAGTTTAGATTTCAGTAAAAATGCCAATTATAAATACATCGCCCTGAAAGAGCCCGAAACCGAACCGGAGAAGCTAGGCTGGGCAAATACCCAATACAACTACGGCACCATACCCGACCAGGTGTTTAAACAGCCGATATCTCTCGCTGGGTATCGTTACTACGTAAGCCGCACACCTGTTGTAATCGATTCTACTCACACTATAATTAGTTTTAATGTATAATCCATCCCTTCAAACAACAACGAACAAACCCATTGGGTTAGCGGGCAAACCGGTAGATGCGCGAAGTTACTTTTACGACGATGTGAACTTCGTTTATCGCCCTTACCTGAATACAGCCGAGGTACTTAACTATCTATCTACGCCGGGTAGCAGAACCGGGCAGTTCAGTATAATCATCAACTCCGGCGGCTCGCTCGAAAATGGGGTGATAACCGGCGGCACCAACGCCGAATGGTGGTTTAAAGACAGTGTAGCCGATACCGGGCTTCTTCCAAAAGGGAGCAGCAGTGGCGGCGGCGGAATAGGTGCATGGGGATATATTGTCGGCGACATAACCGACCAGGACGACTTGATGAATGCCTTAAACAATAAGGTTGATAAAGTTACCGGCTATGGCTTATCTGAAAACAACTATACAAATGATGAAAAGGCACTTGTAGCAACAATTGCAGGCAAAGTAGATGAGGTAGCAGGCTACGGGCTTTCGGCAAACGACTACACAAATGCCGATAAGGAATTGGTAGGCACAATAGCCGGAAAACAAGAGAATCTTGGTTTTACTCCCGAAAACATTGCCAATAAAAATGTGGCGGATGGTTATGCAGGTTTAGATAATTCAGGCAAAGTGCCATCTTCCCTCCTACCATCATATGTAGATGATGTTATTGAGGTAGATAACTATAGTTCCCTGCCTGTCGATGGCGAAACCGGAAAAATATACGTCACCCGCGATACCAATTATGAATACCGGTGGGGCGGTTCGGGATACGTGAGGTTAGTAGCCTCGCCGGGCAGCACCGACGCGGTTCCCGAAGGCAGCCTTAACCTGTATTTTAACCTCGCAAGAGTATTAGGCACTTTACTATCGGGACTGTCGCTTGGGTCAGTAAGTGCAATTGCCGCCACCGATAATATCCTGCAGGCATTTGGAAAACTGCAAGCACAAATAAGTTTTCTGCTCAGCGATAGCGTATCAAAATCATCAACAGGCGCGCAAACCATCACAGGTGGTAATCTTGGTATATTGGGCGGCTTCGTATCTAACTATGGCGGGCGCATTGCCACTTGGGCCGGCAGCGTATGGAACGTATCCGGCGGGGGCTATATCGACCTATCTAATGGCGGATTAGGTGGCATCCGATTACTATCCGGTGCTAAAAGTATCTTCTTCGAAAGCAACGTAGGCACCGGCACACCCGGCGAAACCAAAACCATTGAGCAAAAAGGAAACGACCTGATCAGAGTAGATAAAGGCAAAAAAGCACTTTGGGAAGGCGACATACCAAGAAACAAATTAATTGTTAATTTTTATCAATCAGCTATCTAATGGATATTTCATCAAATCAACTATCATTTGCAACCTTAACTGGCGATTACCCTGCTGTAAACATCCCATCGGCAACAACTGCAAACACAATAACCTTGGTAGCGACAGGGCAAACGCATGGCAGCATTATTACCGACCTACTTTTTAGGAGTTTGGATACAACGACAAGAAACTTCGATATTATTTTATGCACCACAGGCGCTCAAACAACGGCAGAAAACGCAGTTGTACAGGTATCGATACCTGCCAGCTCCGGGAATACAGGCGTGACTTCGTTGGCCTCATTGGCCTCCTTAGCACCTGCATTATTCGATATTGATATGGCGGGTAACAGGGTAATTAACCTTGAAAGCACCTGGAGCATTTACGTAAAAAACACATCCGCAACAACCGGAGCTTTTTACGTACGTGCTAAACGAAGAAATTTTTAATATGGAATTAGCGGTTAACACTTCTTTAGCGCACATAGCCAGTCTCCGAAAAAGGAATGTATGGTATAGTGTGAAAGATGGAAATTGGGAAGACCCATCCGTGTGGATGGGTAATGCAGCCGGGCGGCGAGGTATGAAATATCCCAACACCAATGTTGACGATGTGTTTATCAATCATCAGGTGAACATGTCAACTGTCAATTACGCTTACACCGTGGGACACTTGTATATTAATGCTCAAGGCGCTTTAAAGTCATCTAATCTTAACGTGTCCGTTATAATAAATGGTAATCTTCAATGCACCGGGACACTGGATTTTAGTTCTAATTTTAATACAAACGTTGTACTTAATGGTTACGACAATTATATAAACAACCTTATAGCAGGAACATCCAGCACTATAACTTACAATGCGCAGTACACCCAATTTATTTTGGACTTGCCGTATCGCAACCTTACTACTAGTAACACTGGCTTACGGTATTTAACTTCAAACACCGTCATAACTGGAAACTTGACCGTGTTTAATTTAGAGTGCGACAACTATGATCTGACAGTTAATGGCATCACAAGATGTGCGCAAGCCACATCTGCAGATGGTGTTTTTTCCAAATCAGGACCAGGTAATTTATTGTTTGTTGGTGAACTCAGTCGACTTGGAAACCAAGCCAACATAAATTTTAGCGGTAATCCCAACGTTGAGTTTAGAGGAGGTATTAACATGAACATTCTAAATTTCAGCACTGGCAGTGGTACATTCACTTTTACTACAAACCATCAAATTATAGACATTAGGATTTACAATGGCACCGGCACTTGGATCGCGCCAATTTTAATAAAAGGTGCAATTACGGTAACCAATAATGTGAATCTATCAATAATCAACACTTACAGTACAATTAATGGGGACAATACGGAATCGACCTTTATAAACAACGGGCAAGTAAACTTATTTAATATTACCGGCGCCCACATTATGAGTACTGGCTTGTTTATTAATAATGCCACGTCGCTTATAGGATTTTTATTTAACGGAGATTTCACACTGCCAAATTACACCTATAACAGCGTTACAACCGCTGGCACAGGAACTAAGATCCTCGGAAAAAATACTTCAATGACAGGAACACTAACATTCAACGGTGATTTTGATTGCGGCACCTATGATTTGACTGTAGCTGGCAGCCTATTTCAAGGGAATGGTGCAGGTACCTTCTATAAGACGGGTGGCGGAAACATTTTAATTGGTGCCTATTTCGGAGGTGGCGGAGGAGCATCGTTTAATGCCGATTTTACACTTGGCAACCCTAACCTAGAATTTAGAGGCGGTATTAATGTTAACGTTCACTCAATTAAAACTGGCACTGGTACTTGGTCTTTCACGACCAACAACCAAAACATTTTTTTCGGAATTCCTAATATTAATGATTTGCTGGTTGCTCCTTTATTAATCAATGGAGCCATCACAGTTACCAACACTGGAACATCTAACCCCACATGGCTTGGTACAATCAACGGTACACACGCAGCTTCTACATTCGACAACCGAGCGACTTTTACTTACAGGAACGCTCAACAACCAATGCAAACAGGCGTTTTACAAACCAATGCCGCTACCAATACTTTCGTCTACGGACTTGCAGGCCCTCAAGATATAACTCCAGGCATTTATCGAAATTTAACATTGAATAACAGCGGCGTTAAGAAGCTCTTAGGCAACGTAAGTGTTCAAAACACTTATACGTTAACTGCGCCGGCAACTTTAAACCCCAATGGCTTCACTCTAACAAATCCTTAAGAATATGAGAACCATTAACTATATCGTATTGCACTGCACTGCAGGACCGCAAGATCAGCCAACTTCCGAAATATTATCTTATTGGAAAAATGTAATGGGTTGGACTAATCCCGGATATCATTTTGAAATAAATACAGATGGCTTTATTGAGGAGCTCTTTCCTATTGAGAAAATTGCTAACGGCGTAGCTGGCCACAATGCAAATAGTATACACATTAGCTACAAGGGCGGTGTAGACAATAAAGGGAGACCTTTTGACAACCGTACTGATGCTCAAAAAGCTGCGCAAATACACCTCATTTATAAATTGAAAGTCAAATTTCCTCATGCTAAAATTTGCGGCCATCGCGACTTTCCCGGAGTAACCAAAGCATGCCCATCTTTTGATGTAAACGATTGGTTGAAAACTATAAAACTTTAATAATATGTTTCCCTATGTCAAACTCTCTCAAATCCGAGCAGTTAAAAAACTTACAAAAATTTCCATGGCAATGGGCTATCATCACTCTGTGTACAGCTATTAGCGCAATATTCGGAATGTATGTAATAAGCCGAAATAAAGGCGATGAAACATGTATGGAGCGTATCACGATACTCCGCGAGGTTATCGTTAAAAAAGATAGCCTCATTGTGAACTGGCAAAATAAATACATCAATCTTTCAACCGCGCTTCTTTACAAGAACAATATTATAGACCGGCAAAATAAACTGATTCAAAATACAGACAGCCTTGCCCGTGTAAAATTTGAAAAACCAGCAAAACAAATCGTTAAAGAAAATGAGTAAATTAACCAATGTAATCATCGCGGCTTTATTTTTATTGTTCGCGGGAACAACTGCCTTTGCTATTTTTGAACATAAACAACGTATAAAATCCGACAGAATAATAGGTAGTAATAGAAAAACCGTAAACCAAGCTGCAACCATTATCAATCACTACCTCGACACAAATAGCCGTCAACACACCGTTATTGCTGCCGATGAAAACAAACTACCTGCCAAGTGGTATAAAAATGGTACGGCAATATCGGGTGGATTGGTTGACACAGTGACCAAGGCACTGAATATCGCAAAAAAACAGCTTATTGAGATTACCAGAATTGCCGGAACGGTTCGGGCAGAAAAGTTAAAGGCAGAACGAAAATACGATAGCCTCCAACGCATCACTTACTTTTACAAGGACAAATACCTGCAACTTAGCTTCCGTCCTGCTCTTAAAAATTCAGACACTACAGACAACGGAGAATTTTCTTTTAGATATAATGATTCGATAAACATTGTAAAATACTGGAAAAGGAAATGGTTTTTGGGAGCGAAAAAGAACTATATCGACATATTCTCTAACGATGCCAGAACAACAATAAATGGCGTAGACCGATTGATTGTGGAACAGCACAAGCCAGATCTTGAAATAAGTTTGCAAATGACTGGCAATTACGCCCCCTATCGTCATCTGTTTTATTTCGGACCAGGTGTGCAATTAAACTTTGATCGTTTTAGTGTAATAGGCGACTACCATTACGATTTTTCTGCACGGAATTGGCAGCCATCAGTCGCCACTCGCTTTGACATTGTTAAATTTTAG